TGGCTGGTCAAGCGTGGCCAGAAGAAACCGACTCGCGTCTGGGTTGGTGGCCGGACATTGCAGCAGGTCCAGCAGGTGGTGGACAGTCTGGAGGACTGAATGCCAACAAAAGCAGATTTTACAGCCGAAGCCTACGAAGCCCACAAAGCCAGGGCGAAGGCACGCAGTGCAGCACAGGCGGCAGCCGGGCGAGAGATCGGGGAAATCCCCAGCGTAGCCGATCCCGAGCTGCGGCAGCAGTGCGAAGACGATCTGCGGACATTCCTCGAGGAATGCTTCCCGCAGGCGTTCCGTTTGGGCTGGTCTGACGACCATCTGACGCTGATCGCAGAGCTAGAAAAAGTCATTACAACCGGGGGCTTTCGTGCGGTCGGGATGCCACGCGGGACGGGCAAGTCCACGATCATCATGCGGGCGATGATCTGGGCCATCTGCACTAGGCGGCATCCGTTCGCCATGATCGCAGCGGCAAACGCTGGCAAGGCCGAAAAGCTGCTCCGGGACATCGTGGTGGAGGTCTCCCACAATCAAATTCTGTTTGAGCTGTTTCCAGAAGTCTGCTATCCATTCAGGAAGCTGGAAGGAGTCAGCAACCGGGCACGGGGGCAGCTGTACAACGGCGTCACCACCAACATCATGACGAGCGCGAAAACCATCTGTTTTGCGACTCTGGACGGTTATCCGGGGACAGGGGCGATCGTCTCAGCTGCGGGGCTGATGGAAGCGGTTCGTGGTGCTCTGCACACACTTCCAGACGGGCGGGTGATTCGTCCGTCCATGCTGCTCTGTGACGACTTCCAGACGCGCGAAAGCGCCATGTCCCCCATGCAATGTTATTCCCGAACGGAGGTGATCCAGAATGATCTGGTGGGCATGGCTGGCCCAGACTCGACATTCTGCGCGCTGGTCACTTGCACGGTGATCCGGGCAGATGATGCAGCGGACAGGCTCCTCAACATGGAGATCCATCCGGACTGGTGCGGCATCCGCAGGAGCTTCCTCTACAGTCTGCCAGATGATGGGGCCATGAGGCATTGGGCCGAGTACGCAGAGCTGCGGGCGAACAGCCTCCGGGCACATGGTGACATCCGGGATGCGACGGCCTACTACGAGCAAAACCGGGCCGCGATGGACAGCGGGGCAAAAGCTGGCTGGGAGGCCAGATTTTCCGCAGACCGTGGCGAGGTCTCAGCCATCCAGCACGCCATGGAATGGTATTACCGCAGTCGAACAGGCTTCTGGAGCGAATTGCAGAACGAGCCACAGCAGGACCACAACGAAAGCCGGGCATGGCTGAACGCTCAGGATCTGGCAGACGGCAGGAACGTAAAAATTAAGCGGGGATTGATTCCCCGAGATTACCACAAGCTGGTGTGTTCAATCGACGTCCAGCAGAGTCTGCTGTACTACAGCGTGATGGCCCTGAAGGATGACGGCAGCGGGCATCTTGTGCGGTACGGGACCTGGCCAGAACAGGAGGAAAGCTACTTCACCCTGCGGGAGGCCCGGAAAAAGCTCCGCAACAAATACCGCAACCGATCCGACATGGCAGCACTCAGCGAGGGCATCACCGATCTGGCGGACTGGTTGTTTTCTCGGGAGTGGCTGACCGAAGACGGCGGGATTATCCCGATGGAGGCGGTGGGATGTGATGCAAGGTGGAAGGGCGAGATCGTCAAGCAAGCTCTGGCACGGTCTGACCACGCCAATCGGCTCTATGCTTATCTGGGCCACTCGTACCGGGCAGCGGATAAACCGATCAGCGAACGCAAGTACGACCACGGGAGCAGGGTCGGGCTCGGCTGGGTGATCAAGAAGCGCAAGAGCAAGTCCGATGTAAAATCGGTGACGGTGGACGTCAATTTTTGGAAGACTGCACTGCAGGACCAGCTGGCGGCACGGGTGGGAAGTCCGGGGGCTGTCACGTTCTACGATGGCAAGCACAGGATGCTGGCCGAGCACATCACCAGCGAATTCGGGACACCGACAGAGGGCAGGGGCCGGACGGTGATTGAGTGGAGACTCAAGCCAGGGCACGACAACCACTGGCTGGACACCACGGTCGGCTGTCTGGTGCTGGGTTCGGTTTGTGGGTGTAACGTTCCGGAGTATTCGGACGCGGTGGAACGCAAGCGAAAGCGACGGGTAAGGCGGAAGACGGAGGTGAGGACATGACGCATTATGAGTCGATGCAGGCGGCGATGGAACAGGCACGCAAATTGATGCCGACGGACGTCCCGGACGTGTACGTGATGACATACCGGGCAGAGCAGGCGTTACGGAAACACTTCGAGACGGATAAGCAGCCGGGAGTGATGCCGCAGCCGTCTAGTGGCTTTTGGGCGGATCGAGTTTGCGGCATTCCGTTTGAGTCTTACCCGACGCTGAAAGAGTGCCATGATCGTGTGTTGGAGCTTCGCGACGAAGGGAAAAACGTCGCGATGGTTGGTCAGTAAAACCGCCCAGTGTCACGGGGCACGAAAGAAAAAACCATTCCGCGGAAGACGGAGGTGAGGACGTGACGCCATATCACAAAGACAAAAGCACAGAGATCCACAACGGTGACTGTCTGCAAGTGCTGCGGACTCTTCCGGATAGTTCGGTGGATTCATGCGTGACCGATCCACCCTACGGGCTGGCGTTCATGGGCAAGAAATGGGACTACGACGTTCCCGGCGTCGAAGTGTGGCAGGAGTGTCTTCGGGTGCTAAAGCCTGGCGGGCATCTGTTGGCATTCGCGGGCACTCGGACACAGCACAGGATGGCTGTGAGGATTGAAGACGCAGGGTTTGAAATCCGGGACATGATCGCGTGGGTGTACGGCTCAGGGTTTCCAAAATCGCTGGATGTGTCGAAGGCGATTGACTCGCAGGATGCGGTCTATGCTAGGCGTGAAAGGGCGCTCAAGTTTACGGCGTGGATGCGTGAAGCCTGCCCGCTTTCTGTTGCGGAATGCAATCGCATAATGCGGACAAACGCCGAAGCGGGGCACTATTTTACGGCAGGCGAGCAGCCACACATCGCAACGGCTGAATACTTCGACAGGTTGCGACCGCACTTCACGATGCCTGTTCCTGACGAAATCGAGGAGATGGTGGCACAGCGGACCGTGGAAAGCCAGACGCTCAAGAACCGTGAGGTGGTGGGGCAAAAAACTGGGCAGCAACATGCAGACGGCCGGAAATCCTGTTTTGATGTTGCGGCGAAAATGGTGAAGGTGGAAATTCCAATCACAGCCCCAGCAACCGAAGCCGCGAAGCAGTGGGCAGGCTGGGGCACAGCCCTAAAACCCGCACTGGAGCCGATCACAGTGGCACGCAAGCCCCTGACTGGCACCGTGGCGGAAAACGTCTTGCAGCACGGGACCGGGGCACTGAATGTGGATGCGTGCAGGGTGGGCGATGAATCAAGCCGATTCCCGGCCAATCTGATCCACGATGGCACCGAGGATGTGGTGGGGCTGTTTCCGGAAGACGGCGAAGCATCCGCAGCCCGGTTTTTCTATTGCGCCAAGGCTGACGCTGCAGAAAGACGCAACAGCAAACACCCAACGATCAAGCCCGTCGCATTGATGCGGTATCTGGTGCGTCTGGTCTGTCCTGCTGGCGGTGTGGTGCTTGATCCATTTGCGGGCAGTGGCACAACGATTGAGGCGGCACGGCTGGAGCACTGCCGGGCAATCGGCATCGAACGGGAAGCGGAATACTGCGCGGACATTCTGGAGCGTTTGCGGCAGGGCGTTTTGTTTTAGGTGGAGGGAGGTCAGGAAATGGCAAAGAAAACAGCAGGGCGGCCAGTCGGCAGCAAGACGAAGGACAGGCCCGTGGCAGATGAGCAGGTGGCCCAGTGTCCACACTGCGGCAGTCGCAACCGGGGCCAGTTCAAGAGCCTGCAAACGGTCAACGGCAGCGGATCGGCGAATGGCCGAGATTATGAGGGCGTGGAGCTGCGGAACTGCTCCTGCAACGACTGCGGCGGGGCCATGATCGTCCGGCGGTATCTCTGGATCTAAGCTGAAAAACGGGTCCCCCATTTAGGCACTGGTAGACCGGGTCAGCATCCTCCACGATGCTGACCATGAGCGAAACCAGGCGACAAAAGATCGACCGACTCCGAGCACTGCTGGAGTCTGGCGTCTCCTCTGACAGCACGGACGGTGCCTCTACCACGTTTGATTTGTCCAGTGTTCGGAAAGAGCTGGCCAGACTCGAACGCGAGGCAGGAAACCGCAAACGGCGGTCGCGCGTCATCACTCCCCCCATGACGAGGAGGTGACGCGATGAGTCTTCAGCAGTCCGACACATACCAAGCGCTGAACCCAAAGAATCGAAGACGCTCCACGCGACTCCGGCCACGGTCAGAGAATTTCCTGCTTACCGACAGCAGGCGCAAGGCCCTGCAGGCCAATGCTCTGGACGTCCACCGGAATATGGGCCTGCTGGCGTGGGCAATTCGGCGGACGCTGGATTACTGCTGTCTGTTCGATTTTCAACCCCGCACTGCTGACCGGGGGTTGAATGTTGCACTCCGGGAACTGATGGAGCGAGACACACAGGCCGAGGCCATCGACTACTATGGCCGGATGGACTGGGACGATATGCGGCGGATCGCACAGGCCCAGCAACTGCTGGCCGGTGATGCGTTTTTTATCCGCGTGAATGGATCTCTCCAGATGGTGGAGGGGGCGTTCTGTCAAAATCCAACAGGCCGCAGAGATCAGGGTCAGTGGGTTGGTGGGGCCAAGCTGGTGGGCGGTCGGGTTCGGGCGTGGAATTTCGCCGAAGAAGATCCACGAACCGGACAGGCCCAGGACAGGATCATAAAGGCGGGATCTGTCTGGCAATACTGCCAACACGAAGCGCGGCCGAATCAGATCAGGCCAGTGGCTCCGATTGTGGCAGCGCTCAACGAGTTCCGCGACTTGGACGAGACATTCGACCACATGCGGGCCAAGGTCAAATTGGACCAGCTTTTCGGGATCGCGTTTGCACGGAAGGAAGACGCTGAAGCCTTCGACGAAGACGACGACGAAGCAAGTAACACTCAGGACGGGGCCGCCCGCGTGGTGGACTTCGGCGATGGCCCTGCGGTCTTCGATCTCGATGAAGGCGAGTCAGTCGAGACGATCCAGAGCCAGACACCAGCGACCAGCACTCAGGATTTTTTGCAGCTCTGCACTCAAATCGCCCTCAAGTCTCTGGACCTGTCCTACTCGATGTTCAGTGAAAATTTCACGAACTACAGCGGGAGCAGAATGGCGTGGATTGGGTTTGAACGAGCCTGCCACACACGCAGAAAAACACAGCGAATCCTTCATGACAAGATGGCACGCTGGCGGCTTTATCGGTGGTTTCTGCGTCCAGAATTCGGCGGCACTGGCGAGCTAAGTCTGCCCAGTGGCATGACTCCCGAAGACGTCAAATTCCGGTGGATTCCCCGCGGGGTCGCATGGTGGAAACCA